CTCCTCCAGTGCTTCCTCAAAGGCTTTTGGGCGTAACTCATCCAGCAACGCCCGCCCTTCTTTTGACCCTTTGAACCACGCACGAAGTTCATTGAGTGACTGCGGTAAATGTATCCGTGGTTCCATAATTCCGTCCGTGTTCGCGCAACAGGTCCTATCCCCGTCCTTTGTTTTTCGTCGCGACAACTGCCCGCCTTGCGAGCCCGACGCATCAGCGTCCCTTTCGACGTTTGTCCCCGTTGGCTTTGTGGGCTGTAGGGAACGACTTAGGCTTTCCATCGCCTTGAGGCCGTTTCCATCGGTCTGTGCTTTCGCCTTGGACGCTGGGCTGAAAACGGATGCCCTAATCAGTTGTTCGTAGTCGCGTTGATCTCGTCCAGTGTGGCCAGTCGCTTCAATTTATCGGCGGCCCAATAAACCATGCCCGTTTTGCCGTGTCTATCGCTCCTATGGCTTTCGCGGTCGCTTAGATATGCAAGCGTATTACCAAAAAGGCCAACCGGACATTTCTCGGGGCATCCGTGCTTAATGTCACTATCCCAAGGTGTTTCGGTTCGATGTAAAAACAACAGCCACACCTCCCAAGGCGACTGCTGAGCGACTTTCCGATAGTCCAGGTAGTGCCGTATGTCGATGCCGGTAACCCACCGACGATCTTTGCGATACCACGAAAAGACTGTCTTGTGTTTCGCCTCGAGCCAGTAAACTCCCCCACTTGACATAACAAGTAGGTCCGGCGCAACGAGTTCCTTGTTGTCCCCACCAAATAGTCGCGGCCCCTTGCCTGTCTTAATTTCCACATCGTAAATCGGCAGCACTAGATTTCCACGCGAGATGACCCACATGGCGATCTGCGTTTCGGCGATCTGGCCGAACGCCAATTGCCGTTCAAACGCGGTCGACGCTAGTGCATTACTTACGCTCACGAATTCACCACCAAACCAAAGTCCGAAAACACTTTGGCAAATGTCTTGGCGCGACTACCGAAGTAGAAAAACGTCTGTCCGTTCGTCGGCGAGCAGTCTGGTTGGGCCGCGTTGTACCATTTGACACGCCCCCGCGTGAAACAGATTGCCGATGACGCCTCAGCTGCCCGATGCCACCACTTCGTGTCCGTGTTGTTGTTTGTGACAACGACGGCTTGCGGGACATCGCCGGTTTCTACGGCCTCGCATAGTTTGGCAATGAATTGGGCCACCTCCGGCATCTTGAACGGCGGATTCATCCAGACGGTTCCTGCCCAGTCTTGCGCGAGTCCGTCATCCTTGGCTGTGTAGTGCGTGGCTGCGTCAACGGTTTTCTGCGCGAAGTCGTTCGTCGCAGGGTCCACGTCGATCGATCCCATCACTTTGCGGGCCGCTTCGATGTATTCGGCCGGCGTGTACCACTCGACGACGCCCTTGTTCTGATTGGTTTTAATGTTTCCATCCGCCCCGCAGTAGCGAATAAAGTCCGTTTGCGTCGGCACGTCGTCGCTCGCCCCATAGTATTCATCCAGCTTTTCCCGATTCGCGGCCAGCTTCCGGTAGTCGGCTAGGGTGTGTTTACCGAAAGGTAGTGCGCCTGGCGCACTACCTTTGTTGCCCCTGCCGCCACCCCCGCCCGTTTCCTTCGGCGACTTTGCCGGAAGCAATTCGCCAAGTTTCATTTTGATTTTGAGCACGCCCAGAGCAATGGGCCGCTCGACTTCGATTCCGGCCTTCAGGCGATCGGCGTAGTGTTGCATTGCGGATGCCTTGTCGAGCAAGTTCTTTGCGCCATCCGCGGTATCAATCTGCGCGAGCAGTTGGTCTACCTTGTCCGGGAACGCCAGGCATTGTGATGCGAAAGACTTCGTAATCAGTTCGTTGGACATCTAACTTCCTTGTTTTATCGTGTCTGAATTCATTTCAAGGGCTGTAACCGCCGCGACGGGGGGCGGTGTCGTGTTCAGCACGGCACCTCGGTAGGTGCCGGCTCGACAATTACGCGTTCGCCACCATGCTTGCCCCGAACAAACGGATAGAGCGTGGCGACTCGTCTATTCGCATCGCTGGATCCGGCCCGCAGCATTTCGTATCGGTGATCGCCGATGGCGACGGTTCGCGGCACATTGTGGCTCGTGCCCTGTTCCTCGCAACTTCTCTTAAAAATTCCCACACACTGCCGCCATGTCCTGCCCGAGCGACCGGCCGCATAGAGTGCCGACACCATTAGCTGTTCGGCACTTTTGGCGCTGGCCTTCTTTTCCTTCCGCTGCACTTCCTTTAGTTCGCTACCGTCGAATTCGAGCCCTTGCCCCCGCCGCTCGCGTGTCGTCGGTTCGTAGCCGCAATGGCTGCACTTGCCGCCCCGATAGATCGCTTGGCACTTTGGACATTCGATCGTCGGCCGGGTGCCAACTTCGCCCAGTTCCTTCGTCGTGATGTCAAGCGACCAGGCCGGATCATCCTCGAAGTAGCCGTGACGCTTTACATTGCCGCCGTGATCCACCACCCGGCAGCCATCTTTCGCCGGATGGCACCGCGAGCCGCGCCCGATCATCTGTCGATAGCGAACGAGCGAACCAACTGCCACGCACAACTGCACGCAACCGATACGCGGAATGTCCGTGCCACGCTCGACCACCTGCACGTTGCACAGATAGTCGATGTAATGTTCGTTCAGCGAGCGGAATATGCCCTTGCGTTCATCGTCTGGCGTGTCACCATCGACGTATGCAACACGTAGCCCGGCCTCCGTCAGTTGTCCCATTGCATCCTTAGCATGGGACCGTCGCGGGAAGAATCCCACGGTCGGCCTGCCCTCGGCGAATTTCTTCCAGTCGCGGACAAGGTCGCCCGCGAGGCCGTCCATGGCCTCGCAAGCGGACGACTTGGTAAACTCGCCGCCACGTTTGACGAGCTTATCAAGCCTGCCTTGTGTCGCTCTGAAATATCGGAACGGTGACAGATAGTTGTTGTCGATGAGCCACTGGGTCGACGGCCCGCCCACTATTTCCTTATAGATGTCCGCGAGTCCCTTCGCTTGCGGCGTGGCCGTCAACCCAATGACATAGGCCGGGTTCAGGTTCAGTTCCTCACGCTTGGCGTCGTGGTATTTCAGAAACGTGGCGAACGTCGAATGATGCGAATGGGCCTCGTCCCAGATAATTAGATCGAACGTGATGTCTGACTGATACGTGTCACTTTCAACGAACCACGACAGTAGTGTATCGATCGACGCAACTTGCACTCTATTCCCGTAGGCCGTGTCATGTCCCGCCATAATGGTTCCGTGCGACAGCAGCGGCTCTTCCGCGAAGGAATCGATCGCGTTATCGACCAGCCCCCGGCGGTGAACGGTGAAGAGCGTTCGGCCGCTCTGCCGGTCGGTCGGTTTGTGGTTCGCGCTCGAGGCTAGGATGCACTTGGCTATCCGAGTTTTTCCGCCGCCGGTCGGTGCGTTCAGGATCACTCGGCCATGTCGAGCCAGTGCGGCCCGGGTGCGGTCTTTGTGCTCGGCTTGGTGCGGGTAGAGGGTGGGTAATTCAATCATTGGTTGGGTCCAGGTCGTCGTATTTTGGCACAATCACATACGCTGCGTACTTCATGGCGTCTACCTCTGGGAGGAGAAAGCCTTTTGACGTAGAGGGCCGGCTGTTCGATCATTGGTTTGATCGTAGGTCAAACCATTGCTCATTTCCACCCCTCCGCGAGCGTGATTAATTCCTTACAAAACTTGATCGCCCCTGCATGTCCCTGCCTCGCCTTCATGTGTTGCAAATCGTCGAACGCCCGCATAAGGGCCTCTGCCGTCTTCACTGTCTTCTGCCTCTGTGTATTGATCCGATCCTCGTCAACGTCCCCAGCGGGCTCACCGTGCGGCTGGTGACACTTCGCACAGAACACTTCGTCGGGATCCTCGGCGTTCCACTTGGTCCCCGTGCAAACCGGGCACTTGCCGTAGTCGATCTCGGGCGTGTCGAGCGGATCCTCTTCGTCGGCGACCGGCTCGGAATCTGCGTCGATAGGCTCATTGGGTTCCGGTTGCGGGGGGGGCGGTGATTTCGCACCTTTCCCCCCGGCCGAAAGCAGCTTTGTAACGTCCGATTTTGTCACCGCCTCTTGTTTGACTGCAATCCGCAACACCTTGTCACGTACAGGCTTAGGCGTGGTGTCGTTGGCGAGCAAGTAGAGGGCCGTTGGGCTAATGTTGGCGAGTGTTGTCCAACCGTTGGACAACACTCTGTCCCACGAATTGACGTAGTTGTAAACCGTCTGGCGGGACGTGTCGAATTCTGCCGTAGCCCATTTGCAGAACGTGCCTTCGTGATGATCGGCGAGCAGTTTTCGTGCGTCACTGAGCACCTCGCCGAATTCTGCAATGAACCGGATCATGTTCTTTCTGACAAGCATATGCCCGGTCTTCGAGAAGTATTGCAGTTTCCCAGCGGTGTCTTTGTCCAGGCTCGAATAGTCGAACCCCAATGTTTCAAGCGTTTTCATGCTGATTCTCCTTCGTAAGCGATGTCGCACCACGGCAGGTCGGTAAATGTCTCTCGCCCGATGAGGGTGTGCTCGTCAAGTTCCTCCATCACTTGCCACATGGTAGGCCGTGACATAGCGAACCACTTGCCCCTTATCCTGAACTCGTCAAGGCTTTTGTGAATCGCTGCTTCCAGTTCAAATCCACCGGGAATTATCGCAAACACTCGAAGATCCCATGGGCTGTGGACTTGGACTTGATGCCACCTTCGGATCGGATTTGCTGTTGTCCCGATCTTGTACAGCCCGGGCGAAGAAAATTCCCCGTGTCCGATGCCCGATAGCAAACTGCTGAACAGGTCCCCGTCATTCTCCATGCCGAAAATGTAAACCCATCGCGAGTATGGGATGCCGCTCGCCTTTTCTCCATCGTTCGATTTCTTAGCCATCCGTGCTTTCCTTTTTCTTCTGTGATAATAACCACGCCGAGAATCGAACGCCTCAATACGCCACGACATCGAAACCGCCGCCGTCGCGTTTCAGTCGCCGGGTCACCAGCCGAAACGTGTGCGGAAACAGTTCCCCGGCCATCTTGAGCTTGTTCATGTTCTTTTCGTCGCGGAATCCCTTGATTTCGTGGAACTCAATTTCGCCGTCGGGCAATTGCACGGCAAAGTCGGGTGTGTATCGTTGCCCCTTCACGCCGGGCCGTGAATGGCTGAGCGTCAGCGTGTATCGCTCAAACCACCAACGGGCGATTTCACCCGCCGCCTTCCGCACTTCGAGCACGGTCATGTATTCCGCCTCGGTTTTGTTGGGCGCGCCCGGCGGCTTTGTGCCCGTGCGGCCTTTGGCCTTCAGCATCGCGACACCTTTCCGTGATTTCTTTTTCATGGTTCCATCCGTATCTATTTGCTATGCGTCCTTGATCCACACCCGTAATCCTGCAGCCACCGCCTCACCGATGGCGGCCGCTGAATACTCGGTCGTTTCGTTTGCCTCATCCCATTGATCCATACACTCGTTCAGCATGCTTCTAATCACCGCAAGATCGTTCGTCGCGTCCTCTGTCGGTTTCTTCATCGTGTTTCCTCCTCCCGTGTCTATTGTTATGCGTCCTTGATCCACGCCCGCAATCTCGCCGCCACCATCTCGCCGATCGCGGCCGTTGAATACTCGGTCGTTTCGTTTGCCTCATCCCATTGATAGAGGCACTCGTCCAGCATTTCCTCGGCCACGTCTGCGTCCGTGGGGTCCGGTTCGCTCATCGTGTTTCCTCCGTGATACCAAAACAGGACGGCGCGTGATAACTCGGCACCATGCCCAGTTCCCTGGCGATTAGATGCTCCTTGCCGATCCCGACGCTCTCACTCCAGCCTCGTAACATCAACACCCAAAACAGATCACACGACTCCATTTCCGCGCGGCACGATCTTTTCCAGTAGTCCCAATCTATCGGCAGGTTGCACACCGTCGCGATCCCGTGACTGTGGGCGATCGGCGAGAAGACGAGTTCGCCGACCGCGATCAGTTCACCGGCGGCTTTGCAGACCGCAAGGTAGCGGTTGTTGCGGACCTTGAGCGACTGATCGCTGTAGGGTGAGGCGAGATAGATTCGTTTGGTCATGGGTTTCCTTCCGTGCTTACTGTGCCGAAACTCGGCCTGTGGTTTGTTGTGCTGCGCATCGCGTCGCCAGGCAGCGCAGGGCATCGTCCTCACGTTCGATGTTTCATAATGTCGAAACTCGGCCTGTGGTTTGTTGTGCCGCGTCTGGCTGGGTCTCGTCTCGCTGGGGCCGAGAACCCTACTCCCTCAACTCCGCCGAATACTTCCCGCCGCCGAACCCGCTCCACACCTCCTGTTGTTTCACCGTCGCCTTGACGCGAATCCGCCCGACGCCCGCGCCGAAGTGATGCCCGCCGATGTTCAGCAGGTCCGTCAACCCGTCGAACGTCTTGAAATGATCTCGGTCAACTTCCAGCGACAGGAAACCGCCCCACGTCTTCCACTTGGGCCGGATCGCCACCACGCCCACGCCGCCGTCGCTCTTGTTCTTGTTGTGGTTCACGGCCCGGCGATAGTCGATCTGCCACTCGGTGCCTTTCATCGGCTTCGGTTTCTTCGCGTCGAGCGTTTCCGGATCGTAAAGGACGAACTCCTCGTCGATGACGGTCACCGCCTGAGTCACGGCCGTCAGTGCGTTTTTGATTCCCAACATCCTGCCCCGGCATGCCGCTTTGAGGTTGTCCCAAAACGCGATTGCCGGGTGGTAGTGCTGTCCGTCCTCGTTCACATACAGTTGCTTCTCGGCCGCAATGAAGTCCTCGCTGTTGCTGCCTCGCAGTGTCTTCCGTCTCGTGGTCTTCGGCTTGCCGTCGTCCTCTTCGGGCGGCAACCACATTCCGTGCGGGTTGCTCTGAATAAGTGGCTTGATTCCTGTGATCTTCCAAGTCACGATTGCAATGTCCATGCTACGATTCTCCTTCGGTTGGGGTGTGCCCTAACAGGGCCTTTGGTTAGTTGTGTCGAGCGACGCAGAGCGACGCGAGGCGTGGCAGCGTCCTCACGTTCGATGTTTCATAATGCCGAAACTCGGCCTGTGGTTGGTTGTGCTGCGCGGGGCTGTGCAATGCGGTGCAATGCAGCGTCCTCACGTTCGATGTTTCATAATGCCGAAACTCGGCCTGTGGTTTGTTGTGCCGTGTCTGGCGCCGCGAGGCATGGGCCCGACGTCCTCACGTTCAATGTTTCATAATGCCTAAACTAGGCCTTTGGTTGGTTGTGCTGCGCTCCGCGCCGCTCGGCTCCGCAGGGCAGTGTCCTCACGTTCGATGTTTCATAATGCCGAAACTCGGCCTGTGGTTTGTTGTGCTGCGCGGGGCTGTGCAAGGCGAGGCGGTGCAGCGTCCTCACGTTCGATGTTTCATAATGCCGAAACTCGGCCTGTGGTTTGTTGTGCTGCGCGGGGCCTTGCTACGCGAAGCGTGGCAGTGTCCTCACGTTCGATGTTTCATAATGCCGAAACTCGGCCTGTGGTTTGTTGTGCTGTGCGCGGCGACGCAAGGCGTGGCCGGGCCCCGTCCTCACTTCACCGCAACAATTCCTTCCAGCAACTCATGCAGCTTCCGGAGTCCGATCAGCAGTTCATCGTTCTCCGTGTCCAACAGATCCGACTCGATCAGCGTGATGATCTGGCGGACGTAGAACAACTGGTTCATGCCTCCGAGCTTGCCGTTCGCCTTGACCTGCGGCCTCGTCAGCTTCCGCCCGGCCATGTGCCGAATCGTCCGTTTGATAGGCACCGTCAGCCCGGCAGACGTGGCCGACTTGCTTGCTCGCAACGAATCGACCCGGCCCACTGTCACCGAAAGAGCACCGGCTAGCACCTTGTCGGCAATCCCAAGTTTCCCGGCGAGTAGGATCGTGTGGGCCCGATCGTAGGCCGACAACGCCCGGCCGTGTCCCGCGTTCAGCCGGATCGCATCGAGCAGCATCGCCTTATCGTCGCGGTACGTTTTCTCGAACACCTCGATTTCCGCACCCGGGCCGTCGAGTCGTCCACGGCCCTTTACGCGATGGAACCCGTCGATCACCCGCTTCGACTTCTTATCGATCAGCACGGGAGGCAGAGCGACCCCCGCCTTCATGGCTTCCATGAGCTCCGTGACGTGGTGCGAGTCGACTTGACTGCGTGGGTACAAGTCGAAGTCCAAAACCAACTCCGCAATCGGCATCCGTTTCATACGTTCTCCCTCCGTGTTAAACTTCCACCACCCGACTCGGGCGGCAACTTGTTATTCGCCTCGCGACTCCAGTTCCTTTTGCCGTGCCGCGTAGACCGGGCGAAGCACATTCCGCACCGGTTCCGACTTGCCCGCCAAGACCTTGCCGTGCCCTTGCAAGATGTCCAACGTGGCGGCAGTTGCGAAGTCGTGTGTCACCGCCTCGATAAACTGCTGTTCTTCTGGCGTCAGGCTGGCGAGTGGTTGGATCGTCACCTCCTGCGTCTTGCCTCGGCTTACGGTCACAACGAAGGTTCGCGGCGCATCCAAACCAGATAGATGGCTGATGCGGACCCCGCCGACCTTGTGGCCGCCGTACGTAGCACCGGGATCACGGTAGAGCGTCATCCGTTGGCCGATCCACTGCTCGGTATCGTCGCGGAACACTTCAACCAATATACGCAGCATTGTCTTGCATGGCTTGTATGGTTTGCGCGGCGGATTACCCTCGATCTCGATGATGGCCAGTTGCTCCGCATTGCCAGATCGCACCTTCGTAATCGTTACGGTGATGGGGCCGAGTATCAGATCGTCGGAATTGAGTTGATCGCTGCGGGGCTCGATGGCTTTCAGTAACTCTTCTCGCGTCAGATTATCACTCATCTGCAAACCTCAATTTATCCTGGGTTGCGCCGAGCGACACCAACGGATGGCGCATTTTTTGCACCTTCGATTCGATGTTCTCGATGTGTTGCAGTAGCGTCAGCAAGCATTCCGCCATTTTCGCGTGATATTCCAAGTCCGGTTCGACCCGTATGAGAAACGGCGTTAGCTCTGGATGAAACACATAGAAGTCACACCACGCACGGCCGGCGATAAAAAGCTGTCCCTGCACCTGCGGCTTGTATTGCGACGGGAACACACCCGCCGCATGATAGGCGATCAGCGTTTCCGGCGCAGGGCATTTGATCTCGATCAGCCCGTCGTCACCAACAAGGCCGTCAGGACTGCATCCGTAGGCATCGGTGCCGTCCGGCAGCACGAATCCCACGTCCGTAATCTCGCGGCCTGTTTGCAGCGTGTAGGCCGCCTTGGCATTCGGTTCGTGTTCCGTGCCCCATTCCATCCAAAACGTCGGTGGCGACTCGGTATAGACGCCGAGCCGTTTCGCAACGACTTTCGCGGCGTAGGCCGCCGACTGCTTGGAATAGTCGCCTCTGGCGGGCGTGATGAACTTGCCAAACTCACTGGCCGTCGGTCTGGCCCGCCATCGATCCCACTCGTCGGTTTGCTGGCGGCAGTCAATTATTCTCATGCGTCCTGCTCCTCAGCCAGCTTGCTGTCGGGCACCATCTCCTTATCCGCCAACAACACGTCGATCGAGTCAGCTGTCAACTGCATCGAGCTGCCGAACTTAGCGTGGCGGTAGTGGTAGGCAAGCTGTTCCAAGATGGCATGGGCCCGCTCCATCGTGGTGCGCTCGGCCGTATTGATCCTGCATGTCGTACTGCCGTCTTTTCGCGTGACTTTCATGTCGTCTCTCCTGAAATGGTTGTTTATGGCGGTTTACTTGATTGTCTCCAGCCACCCGTTGTCCTCGAAAAAGACGTCAAGACCTATCAGGTCGCCGTTCAAGTGGTAGCCTCGAATCTCGAAGCCCTGACCGTAGAGATCGCCGACAAGTTTGTCGTGGCGGGCCTCCAGTTTTCGTATCTTCTCTTTAGCCGCGGCCGCGTCGAAGCCATCGGCAATCAGCTTGTCGGCTACGTTGCATTCGTGGTCGCTCATGCACATGGAGCCTCTCCTGAAATGGTTTTGGTTACATTTACTCGCTGAGTGTGTAGGCCATCCGAAACGCATCCTCGGTCGGGTCCTCGTAGTAGTCGCGAAGCAAGGAAACGGCCCGAAAGCCAATCTCTCGGAAGAACAACTGGGCGTCAAGATTTGTCTCACGTACTTCCACGAGGATGCGATTACGCCGCTGAGTCGACAGCTTGGCGATCAATTTGGCGATCATCTGGCTGGCAACGCCTCGCCGGCGATATTCGGAGCCCACGGCAAAATTCAACACATGGATCCAGTTCTTGTAGAGTTCATAGATCTTGAACCCCACAACGCGATCCTCGTGCTCGGCAACCATGCCGATACAATTTCGCTGTCGCAGGCAACGGATGAAATCTTCTTCGAGCCGGGGGAACTCGAAGCTGTCCCGCTCAATGTCCATAACGGCGCGGTAGTCTCTTTGGAGCATCCATCGAATATGGATTGATGGCCGCTCGGCACACGCCACGTCGCTCATTGATACAACTCCATTTGATTTTGCAAACTCTGCAAGCTCACCCATAGCAATTGCCGCTCGATTTCCGGCAGGTCGAGGTTTTTCAGTTCCCGTTCGACCTCTCGTAATTGTGTCATGACAACTTCGACTTGATTCACCGACGTGTCGATGTCCAGGTCACTCGGCGGGTCGACGGGTAGCTCGGGTTGGCTCATGGTGTTTCCGTGAGGTACGGACCGTTGGGTGTCGGGAAGTGTGCCTTGCCAACCGCGTCGGTAAGTATCGCGCCTGTCTCGGCGACATGACTGGCAGCGGTGATTGCGTCCACGTTGATCTTCGCACACCAACCCGTGGCGTATCGCACCGCAACAATCGACACGAGCGGCGTAAGTCGGTGTGAGTCAATCACCGTCCGCACGGCGGCGAGTTTGCGGGCCTCGTCGGCAACGGCTTGACCGTAGAGAGTCCCCCAGCCTTCGATGCTGCTCGCGACATTGCCCGGGTCTTCGCGTGGGATCGCGTCGACCTGCACGTCGAGGTGCGGCTTGCCCCCAGGCAGCGTTTGCATCAGCGCCAGGTAGTCGCCTGTTCGCTCGACCGTGTACATCGGCTTGGCGGGGACCTTGGTGAGTTCGTCACGTCGCCAGGAAGCGTGGCTAAGTGCGCCATTGCCGAACCGGACTCGATAGCGTCCAGTTTCCGCGATCCACGCTTGGCCGGCTCCATCGAACGTCACCTCGTCCCCGACTTTTAGTTCGTCGGAGTCGACGACGGTGCAACCGGTGGCTGCAGCACGCCCTCGGCGGCCGTCGATCGCCCGCCGGAGATCGCCGTCTTCGTCGGTGCCCTCTATCACCGTCGCACGAACCAGAACCTCATCGCCGACCTCTGGTGTTTTGTTGTCGCTCATAACATCCTCGCTTTCTTGTTGGGTTATCGTCGTGGGCCGAGTCCGCCCGGCAGTGCGGCCAACGTTTTGTCCACGAGTGTGTGGTCCATGAGTGTGTGGTTCGCCCGCGTTTGCAACAGTCGGATCGTATCGTTTTGTTCCGCGATCACCGCATTCAGCGTGGCGACCTGTTTCAGGGCGTCGGCCAGGCAGTCGAGCGGGTCGACCGGCGGTTCGTCGGCCGGGTAGCTGTCGAGATTCACGTCGCCGGTGGCGGGACGGCTAACAAGCGTGCAAAACTGGGCCCGCGTAAATAGTATCTGTTCAGTCGCCGCCTCCTCGCAGAGCATCGCATCGTTTTGCTGGGCCAGTCGACCGGCTGGCAACGGCACGCCAGTTAGTAGGACTCGGAAGCGGCGACCCGCCAAGTCACGCCCGCTGGTGTGACTAATCATTCCGTTACCGCGGCAAAGCAGACTCCAAGAACTGTCGTGGACTGTGACAATGTCTCCGGTCTTCATTTCGTGTCTCCCTGTTAGATTTTCCAAAAAACCGCCCGGCCAGCGACTCCGCCGCCGCACTGAGCCCGTGTCATGCCGCCGTCGTGGCGGCTCCGTCTTACCCGGCGTCGTGCCGAGCGTCGTCCTTGTTAGATAGTGTCGCCCCCCCATCGCATAAACTGCACGTTGTGAAAAAGCCCCGGCCGCCGCCCGCGATCGCAAGGTGGCTACAAGCCGACCTGAGTCTGGGCGGCGGCGGGGATCAGAGGCTCCGGCAGGACTCGAACCTGCGCCGATGATGCCAAGCTGTCGGTATTGCATCTCACGATCAGCCGAGCACACCTTTGACATCTGCTGTTGGAGGGCAGAGGCGATGACCACTTCGCGACGGAGCCGAAACGCACGTCGCCGTATCGACGTGCGAAGTCGCAATACGTTCCACCGTGCCACCGGTCGACTCAGCCAAAACCGCTCGCAAGCTGCCGTGGTCGGCGATTTCTTACGGTTAGTGCTGGCGGTGGCGAAGTGCCTCGGCAGGCGACCGTCAAGTCGCGGCCGACACGATGGATCAAGAGAAACAGGATTGCCAACAGCATTGGAATCATGGTGTGTCTCCCGTTGTGAGCGCATAGAACAACCCGCGACACATTCCATTGCATCGCGGGCGTACGTTGAGCGGGCGAGAAGATCGGCCATCACGCTGCCCCCAGCGTTCGAGGTGGTCGATCGTCGCGTTGTAGTGAATCCGTTCATGGCGTCCGTCGCCTTCGTTTAGTCCGTTACGTTTCCGTTTCCGTCACACGCGGAGCGGCTGCTGTCGTCGCGATCCGTTGCGTAATGTCCAGCAACCGCCGCAACGGTTTGATCGCTCAGGTTGATACTCTGCTCGATGCCCGTCTTCGCCGCGTTGCCGTTGAGGACGACACATCTCGCCGCGAGGCTCAGTTCGTGGGGCGATACCGCCAACGCCGCCGACAGTCGCGCACCGGTGTCGTACAAGAAGAGGACAAGGCTCGACCACCACGCCGACTTGGGAATCGCCAGCCCGCGAATCTCGCCAGACAGCGATCGGCAGGCGGCAATCATCCGCTCCAGTTCGTCGACCGGTTCCGCATAGAACTTCTGTAGTGATTTCGCGGCGTAGAGGTATTGTGCGATCGTTGTCGGCTGTAGCGTCAGCCGACCGGGAACGTAGACAGACTCGACATAGGTTGTGATCACCATGGTGACGAAGGAAAACTTTCTCCGACATCCGTACCGGCAACGTGGGCGAATCAGCAATCCCACAAAGTCCGTTGCACAAACATAGGTTACGGTTTCCCGCAATCGCAGGGAAACACAGTCGCCGGAGGTCCATGGCGAGGCCCGTGAGAATTGGGGTGTCCGAGTCGGTTGCACCCGGTTGTCGCAAGAAAGCGACTAAGAGGTGCGGTAGTGGGCTAGTTAGGCCCGCGTCACTTCCGGCAATTTACCATTTCGCTTGGGAATTGCAATAGCACTTTGCCGATTTTCTCAAAATAAGTTCAAGTTACGGTGACTTGGGGTTGCGAAAGTTAGGATTTCCCCGTGGTGGAGGCGAAAAACCATGCACTTCCGCCTGCTCAATTGCCCACTGCCGCCCAAACTGAACGGCTGGCAGCAGCCCGTCGCGCACGTATCGCCATACCTGGCTTGAATCGCGTCCCAGGATCTCAGACGCTTCTTGAATTGTGTAATATCCAGGTAGTGTGCTTGCCATACTCATATCCCCTTTATAAACTCTGGGTTGTAAATTGCAAGCACAAAATGGTGAGACAGGTGTAACTAAGCCACAACCGCCCGGCCCGGGGATCCTCACGGATTCCCCCACCTGCCTCATCATTTTGTCGTAAAAAATGCCGAAGAGAAGATTTGAACTTCCACCTCCCGAAGGAGACTAGGTCCTGAACCTACTGTGGTTTTTCCCCACCATCCGCGCACAAAAAAACCCCGGTTTCCCGGGGCGTGATGTCTCTCAACTTTGTCTGTCGTGCCGTGATGGTTGTGGCGATCGAGTCAGCCACAAATTCACTTGTGTCCGGACAATCGCGATTCATGGGACACAACGGTCATGCCGGCGGCGGCAGGTTGAAATCGGCCGGCAGGATCCGCCAGCCATCGGGCAGATAGGCGACAGAAATCCCACAAGTGTCCGCGATGTCTGTGATCGTGGCGAGCGACGGCGGCGAAACCACTTCGCGCTCCAGTTCTGAGATGCGGGCCTGCGAGCGGCCAACGAGCTCGGCGAATTGGCTCTGGCTCATGTGGAGGCGGTGGCGCATCTGGCGGATTATGTTGTTGGTTTTGGTCGTCATGGGGGGTATCCTATGCTGCTTGAAAACTGCGTAACACAACTGCTGCCTCGCCGTCAGCATATAACAGGTCGCATGATGACGTGCGCGGGTCGAGCCACGCCTCGCCGCCTTCATGGCCCGCATGAACGGAAGCGAGTTGCCTGGCATCGTCTGGCGTTTCTGCTCGAACGACATAGCCATCGGACGTATCGTACCACGGGTCCCATGGACATTTGCCGGGTTTTCCGTGTCGTGGATTCAGAATCCATAATTGCATCGTCTCATCTCCTTCGTGGTTGGTGCCGTATTCGGCGGGTGGTGCTAGCCGGTATATTTCGAAACAACGTCACGCACTCGCTGCCGCAGATCGCGCATGGAGGCGAACTCCCAATCCTCCGTGTACTCTGCGGCCTCCACCAGTTCATCGGCCAATTCCCCGCGTGTCGCTGTTTCGATCTGGTCGATTGTCATCATCGTCTCGTCTCCTTCGTGGTTGGTGCCGTTTCCGGCGGGGGTTCTAAGATCAATAATCGCTGTCGTCTGCATCCATTTCATCCGCGAGCGTCAGCCCCCGCGGCGATCGCCAGTCCTCCGGCGGCTGCTCGCCTCTTCTTGCTGCCAGGGCCGCTTGCTTTTGCGCGGCTGCGTGGCGCAGGCCCTCCACCTCTTCTTCGGTGATCGAAAACAGTCGGGTCGTCCCACCCCAGCCGCAACCGTATCCGTCGCGCGAATCGGTGATCGCAACAATTGCCGGATCAGTGATCGTGAGATCAATCGCTTCGTCTGTTTGCAGCCGTCGGCAATTCAGTTCGGGCAGCGTGCCATCGTATGGGGCAAGATCCCGGCCGATTTTTGTCTGCGTGCCGGATGCCTCCAGCCACATTACCAGATGGCCCGTCGTCGTTGTTTTCATCGTTTCGCTCTCCCGTGGTTGGTGCCGTAGGAAATTGCGCGTTTATTCTTGCGATGCAATGTAGATTTCGCGGATGCGAGCATCGAATTCGAACGACCAAACCTCGCTTCTTTCGATCCACTTTTTCGCGGATGTCTCGGCGGCGAATTCGGCGTAGGTAGCATGGATCGCGTTGATCGTTGCCGTTTTTGTGGCCTCGTCGGGGGCTCCATCACATCGCGCCAGCATTTCATCGCGATACGTGGCGATCTCCGGCAGTTCGGCGGCCATGATTGTTTTCGCTCGGTCGATGTCGTTTTTCGTTCCGGTCATCGTTTCGTTCTCCGTTTGTTAGTGTTTCCGTTTCCCTCATGTCTACTTACATTATATCGGGATTTCACGATAATTGCAATAGCAGAAACAAGGAAATCCCAATATTGCGGCTATTACGGTCTATCCCTACGCAAGGGGGGCGGGGTGTTGACTCGCGCGGCGGACGATGATAGGACGAAAGCGAGCGCGGCGGTCGGCACGGATCGCCAGGGGCAGCGGCAGTCGCGTTCTTCTATGATGCGACACACCTATACAAGGAGAATCGACATGTCGGAAGAATCACGCAAGAAGGCACGATCGGGGGAGGCAACCGGTGGACTACTCTCGGTCGCGGGATTCGCGATCATTGTCGGCAACGTGGGCAACGGGCCGATCGGTGCCGTGTTCCTGCTGGGGGCAGCCACACTGGGGATTGGGCTGTGCATCTTTATCGCGGGACGGTTTCAGGATTGAGATACAACCCCGGACTGCCCAACCGTCGCGACGTCATCGGTGTGCTCGGCACGTCAGCCCTCGTTGCCGTCGGGTTCGGCGTCTGGCGGTTGGTGGGCTGGCTGTTCTGACTCGCCCTCTACTCGCCTCGCGTTGCGGATCGCCAGTTTGACCAACACCTTCGCCCCGAGCCGCTTGAACGGCAACCCACGAACGAGGGCACCACGCTTCTCGGCTTCCTCTTCGAGCCAATCGACGATCGTTTCGATGTTCTGCTCGCACCAATCGCAGCCGTTGCGGTCCATGGTCGCCGCGCGTTTATTGCACTTGCAGCCGAGGGTTGCTTTGATGCCGAATCCCGCCATGAGTTTCTTGAGTTCGGTCCCAGGGCCTTTGGGTTGCGGGCGTGGGTTGTCTTTGGACTTTGGGCAGTTGCGGCGGGGCGGTTTGGCGGATTGAATTGGAACGCCTTTGCGGGTGTAACGCCAGCCGCAGTCCGGGCATGTCCAGCAGCCGTTGATGAGTTCTAGCTGGCAGTCGGTCATAGGGCGGTGACTGTACATTTACCTGGATCAGGGTCATAAGCATATGGAACGTCAAGTGCAGACCAAGCATCACAATCAGGGAAAGTACCTGTCGCAAACTTTTTGCCAAACATACCGGTGTGTGCAGAACCGTTTGAAACCAACACTTGCAGATACTGAGAATTGGAGTACTCAAACATTCGTATGTAAAGCCAGTCCCAGTCGGCGCAAATAGTTGACGGCAATTCATAAAACCAAGCGCATGCCGATTCGTTGGGGTAGATGCTGCTAATCGGAACTGTATCACAATGCGCGGCGATATACGTGCCATTCAGATCAGAAAAGTTTAGACATGCTGGCACGTCTTCAATGTCTTCAATTACAACTTGTAGTTCCAACGGTTTGACGCCCGAACAGCAGGGGCACA